ACCTGGAGCCAACGAGATCCCAAAGGGGCTGGTGCGGAACTTCACGGTATGCGTCACCCGGCGACGAAGACTTAAAAAGAACTTCGCTACCAAGAAGGCATGGTCACGACTTGTGCAGAACTGCGTTAGGTCAAACGGCTCAATTGGATGCTGATTACTTCCTGACTCCGCAAATCGAACGACAAGCGTTTTCTCTTCTGGTAATTGATTCTTTTGCTCTTGGCGATAACGCATCACAGCTTGGAAATCTTTGCGCTCTTCCGAGCTCAGGTATTCAACGCTGAACGAATCCTCAATAATGTTGCCAGAGGTAAATAACGCCTGGATCGCTACGGGTTGCTGAGTGATGTTGCCATTCAGATCCGTAGGCAGTGCAGGAACCAAGCTGAATTTTCCATCACTGATAACAAAATTGCAAAGGAAAAACGGCGCTGTGTCAGAAATAAACTGCCGGAGATTTGTCGGGGCGTCAATCGCTCCATCGAAGAACAGCTTATTAGCTTTTAAAAACTGTGAAGTAGCGGGAAAGTCTTCTGTTCTGATCAACTGGTCAGACACAACGCCTCCCGCGCCAGCAGTCTTGTCGGTTAGCAAGTAATACACAAGATCTGTGAATTTGTTGCTTGGGCCGACAGGAGATGGCGCGTCTGCTTGGAATTTCTTGACTGAAATACCATCAGCTAGCCAAACACGAAGCTGGTCAAGACTCGAAAAATTGCGAGAAGACTTTAGCACCAAGCCGCAAATTGTTAAGTTGCTATAGTTCGGCACGTTGTCATTTTCAACGCTTTCGTTAACGTAAGTAATTTCGTGCTCTGGTGATGAATCGTTTGACTTGCTCAAAAGATCGCCATAAAGACTAAGATCGTTGATTTGACTGTTCTCTTCAAACACTCGATCTCCTGAGAAACCAGGCGGGACCACTACTTTTGTAAGAGATAGAACTCTTAGCAACACGCCAACAGTAGACCCTGGCTCCCTAAACGGATTGTTTGAGCTAACCGAAACATTCTTTTCAATTAGTGCTGCGAAAGTCCAAGTCCCATAGCTACGATTAGGATCAACTTCATAAGTAACGTCCCAGGCTTTAGTTTGCCCTGGGAAAAATTCTAAATTGTAATCTGGTCTGGTCGTAATAACGCCTCTTGCTATTATAGTTGCCGTGGCTCCTGTATTACTTGTTGAAACAAACTCTGCCACTTCAGTGTGACCAACAGGATAAAGCTGTTGGTCACCTAAGATCTCATACTCTAACGCTGATGATCGACCTATAGGCTGAACATCACTTGTAGATTCAACACGTAACCGGACGCCACAAGTTGTTAGTCCATAGGGTGCTGCTCTTGGATTTCCCGCACTAACAGCAATTCCAAGATTAAAAATCTGGAGCGTATTAAACCCGCCACTGCTTTCAACAACATTAATACTAGTAAAATTCCAAGCCCTGTAACCAGGAAAATAAGGATGATTGACTGGGAAAGTAGCGTCTACAACTCCATTAAATTCAATTGTTATTACACGACCATCCCCAAGGTCTGCTGTACGCCTTGCCGAGCCAGTTTTACCCATATAACTAGCCTGACCGAACAGCTCAAACATAGTTGCAGCTTTTCTGCCAACCGTTACGCCAGTAGGAAGGTAGTCGTGTAAGCGAACCGTTTCGGCCCGCACGTTATTATCTTCTTCATCAGGAAGATACGTCTCTACCTCGACAGCATCGGGCACCAGATAATCAGTAATTCCATCACTAATAATCGGATTCGTTGCCATTTCTGGGTTGTAGGTTATAGCTCCAGCTGTAACAAATTCACCCGTAGTGCTGACCTCAAAAACGCCATACGCTGTTTCGTAATTTCCGCCCACAAGTTGATCTGTTTTTGCGTTCAAGCGTATGAATTGAGCATCGTCGGGAGTGTGACGCGCAACATCAGCTCCGCTCTTTGGCACAAATTTATATTCGTACTGTCTTTGCTGCGGATGTTTTAATCGAATGTAATTGTACTGATCTTGCGGAGTTTCTCCGGTGACACAAAACTGCTCAGTCAATGGCTGCCATTGAAATTCAGTTCCGTTTTCATCCGTTCCAGCAGGCCGCAAAAATATCGTCCAAACAGATGTTCGCTTGAGATAAAGAGACATTGTGCCAACTTCAAGTTTAATTCTGTCGCGTTCGGATTCAATTAACTCAGAAGGTGTTGGAATTGTTGCGAAATTTGCAAGGCCATTGGCGCGGTTCCATACTTGAGATCTGATGCCAATCTCTGTCACGTCACAAGCTCTTGTGTTTCTTACAACGGCAAAGCTAGCTTTTAGTAACGGGTAAAAGCCTGCGCCAGCAACCATATTTAAGGCATTTCTAGCGTTAGTCGATCCATTGTCATCGTTATAAACTCCTCTTTGGATCATGCGCTCGCTGATTAACCCAATAGAAGCGCCAACACCAGTGCCAAACGTCTCAACACAACGAAGATCTATTTCTTGACGGCTGCCTTCCGTCCAGATAGGCAAAGATCTTGATTGAACAACCCAGACAGTGCGCCCAATAACTATCGTTTCGCCTATTTGAAGCGCCTCGTCTGCGCTCCTCCGTGACGCTGTAATAGCTGAATTAATATCATCAACGCTAAGTACATATCCGCCAGAGTTATAAAGATTTGAGGGTATCTCCCCTGGCGCGATTGTGAAATTGGCTATATCTCCGACATTGGCAAATCGTACTTCCGTAGGCGTAGAGCCATTGTCAGAAACTGGGACACCGTTCAAATGGGTGATGCCCATGCGGCGACCATAATTACGGCCAATACCTTTTTGACCTTGGCGCCTGACCTTGCCTTTAGAAAGCCCGTAATCACCCGCAATTTTAATCCTTTCAAGCAGCTGTCGATTCTTAGGGTCATCTTCTTGATCTTCAAGGCTTGGGATTGAAATCACACGCCAGTTCACTCGATAGTTCGTAGCGTTTGGAATTGCTGAGTGAACGCCAAACTGAGTGTTAGACGATGGGCTATACGCTCCAGAAAAACCAGTGTCTGCTAACCCTCGAACTGTTGGGCAAAGAAAAATATCGTCATTGTTTTCTATGTCTCCCGAAGACAATGTTCCTCTTGAACCATAGGCAAGGTTTCTTGCTTTAATTCGTGAAAAGCTATTGCTATTCCTTTTCCAGTAAAAAGCAAATAAATGATCATACGAAGCATCTAGCGAGCCATTGCCAAGGAAGATTCCGTTTAGTTCTGGCCTGTCAACTCCTTCCCCTAGACCTTGCTCCCCAAGCACAAACAACAACTTGACCGCTTGCTGTGACCCGAGAGAAAACGCACGAGACCACACCAAACTAGGTGAGGCAACGATCCCGCCAGTCGCTCCAGTGTATTGACCAAAAAGGATAGGGATTGGACTTGCATAATCTGCCAATTCGGCTTGTGTATCAAAGCCAGTTGTTGGACTAAAGCGAGTTTGCCCAGAACGACCACCAAGACGACGACGACTAACTCTGTTATCTGGACCTTCGTTTGCGCTTAGAGCTTTTGGTTTTGGCGCTAAAAGCATTGAAGCGGCGGTAGAGATTACGCCTACAACAAGACTAACTACAATCGGGACCAATGCTGGTCCGGCATTGATATCTGGAACGTGCGCATACGCAGCCGGTCTAACCTGTCCCCTCTTTGCGGCTAAATATGCAAAACGTTTATAATCTTCTTCATTCCAATCAAGAATATCTATTAACTGCTTTTCGTACGGAAGCAGTGGGATTTCATAAAGCTGGATGCCGGTGCCCACGTCACTGCGCCCAGCTGTCTGTTGATGTAGAGAATCCCGGTTTGCCATGTGACTGCGAAAATCCAAGCGTCTTCCTTTATCAGGAGCACATCCCCATCATACGTTGGTTGATCCACTCGGTAACCCCATCGCAAAAGATCACGGCAGACCTTTGTCTTGCTTGAGCTATACCAATCATGATTAAACGGTGGCGCGTCTATACCGCACCGTTCCAAGACCTTGAAGACAAGGTGGATGCAGTCAATCTCACCGTTGCTGCCGTCAGCTCCTAAGCGGTAGCGAAGCCCGATTAGGTCAACGCAATCGGACATTGCTTGAGACTGGAATGTTACCAATAAGGTTTTGCGTCAGGCGGCGCAGTGGAACGTCAGACCCTACAGCATCCAAAATCGTGTTTACCTCAAGATTCAACGTTGCATCGTCCCAGCTGCCTCCTGCTACCTGGCCAACGTACTGGTGCATCATCGTTCCAGCCGTGCGGTCATCTGGATCAAGGTTCATTACCTTCACCACGGCCAGCCAGCGGTCAGTAACTGCCTGCAAAGCCCATGCTCTGCTGAGTTCGTTGTTAGGAAAAACAAGCGATGCAGAAGTGTTATCGCCTGTTCTGTTGACACTCACGCCAGAGAAGCCGAACGGCAAAAAACTGAAGTTGAAACTGTTATAGACCGAAGTCTCACCAATGTGAAAATTCTGGAATCTATAGACCACTGTTTGGCTTGGATTCTTAAAAGTCAAGTAGTTGCCAACTGCAAGTGTCGTCACATTCCAATCCTCCTACGAGTTGCGGGTGACTGTTGAAGCCTGCTCAACGTTAGTTGTTGACCACGTTGTGCGCCTTCTGCTGCTGCTCTCTTCATTCCACTTTGGAACTGATCTGCGGTTACGTAGTCCACTGAATTGATACGTTCCACGGTATAGCGGACATCAATTGGAGCAGCTGTTGCAGCACCGCCTTCCGTCCCAGCAGCACCGCCACCTTCTGCCGGGATGACAGAAGATCCGCGTGATCCTCTGGAATAACGCCCCATGCTTTCGCGCATCTTTGATTCAGGGATGATGTATTCAGGTTCGCCGCCTTCTCCTACTACGGCATTGGTTGGGCCGGTGACGTAACCGCCTTCAGCGAAGAAAGGTGTGCCGCCGCCAAAATCGCTAAGGTTATTCCCGGTAATACTTGGGACTCCTGGATTAAATCCACTACCGCCCGGCATTGAGACGCCCAACGCCTTCATGATCGTGCCGTACAAGATCATCGCAATCTGTTGAGCAATAATCTTTGCGGCCATATCAAGGAAATGCTTGGCCACCGATTGCATCATTTCAGCCAAGCCTTCCTGCGCTGATTTAGCCCCAGAGATAACGCCAACAAAAGCATTGCTGAATGCGTTTCCAATAGCGGTCGCCCCTGCCGCAACTTGATTTTCAAGCTTAATCAGCTCTTCAAATTGCTTTTGCATTTGGAAGCCAGGGTCAGCCTCCTTTTGCTTTTGCGCCCTGTCGGCTTCGTCTTTCATCGCCTTGTCAAAGGTGTCCCTTGTTTTCTTGGCTCTTTTTTCTTGCTCCTTAGTCTGTCTTTCTTCAAGAGCAATAATGCTTTCCATGTGGCTTTGCTCTGCCTGGAGAAAAGCAATTTTCTTTTCATTTGGCAGCAAATTTTGTTCTGCTATTTTTTGCTGAGCAATTTTATGCTCAAGGATTAATCGTTCTCTTTCGCCAATTGTGTCAATGCTAAAAGTTAGCTTTTCTTGTAACGCAAGCAGCTCTTTTGTTGCGTCAACCCTGCCTTGTCCGGCGCGACCTCTTCCTGTTCCTTTTCCTCCACCGTTACCACCAAGTAATTCAGGAATTTTTACCGCTCCAAGAAATGGAGTTGCTGGCACCTTCTTTAATGCGGCAGACTCTTCACGCTGCCGACGCATAATCCTTCCTTGCAATTCCTCTGCTCTCCCTGCGTTTGGATCGCTTGCCCCAATTCGTTTAAGAGCATTACTAAGCTGATTCAAAGCGGTAATGTTTTGCTGTATCCCAGTTTTGTTTTTCTGAGAAGACAGCTGACTTAACACCTTTTCAATGTCATCAACTGATTGACTGGTAAGGCCAAACGTTATCTTTGCTCCAATCGCCCCAATCTGACGATTAAAAGATGCTCCTCTTCCAGCCGCTAAGGACTTGTTTAAGGCGCTTAAGACTTGATTGGCCTGATCAAAAATTCCTTTTAACACTGGGGACAAAACCGACCCAAGAGTTCTCGCAAGAGTTTCAACATTGTCTTGCAATGTGCTCAGCTTCCCAGACAACGTGCCTGATTGAGAGATAGCACCGTTCGCATACTGCCCGCCAGTGCTTGTAAGCTCCTTAAGCGCAAACTCAACTGCTTCTGCGCTGATTTGGCCTTTTTGCAATGCTTTGCTAAATTCTTCTCCGGTTAGGTTGTATTCTTTTTTGAGCGTGCTGGCTATGTCAATCCCTCGCTCTTGAAGCTGCAAAAGCTCCTCTGTCTGTAATTTTCCTTTTGCCTGAATTTGTCCGTAAGCCGTAGCAATTCCGTTAAGCTCAGCGCCTGTTGCGCCTGCCACGTCACCCAATCGTTTTGTAGTGTCAACAATCTTGCCCGTTTCTACTCCAAACGCTTTTAGCCGTTTAGCCGTATCAATTAAATCAGCACTTGTAAAGGGAGTTACAGCGGCAAACTGCTGCAATTCTTTAATGGTCTTGCTCGCTTCTTTTAACGACCCGGTTAAAACTTGCAAGCTTTTTCTTTGCTTCTCAAGTTCAGCTGTTTTGGTAAAAATAAACTTAAAGGCTTGAACACCAGCGAAAGCCCCTGCTAGCTGTTTGACTGTGTTCGTCAGCTTGCTTGTTGCCCCGTTGACTCTGTTGAGTTCGCGAACAGCATTGCCGCCATTGACCCTTAACTCAACGTTGGATACTGCCACGGCTACCTAAGCAATGCCCTAATCTTACCGCCGTCTTGCCTTGGCGCGATCCATTGCCTTTTTCTCCTCTTCTCCCTTCAACTGATAGTACGCAGCAAAATGAACAAGCTCCGCATCAGATAACTCTGTGCGAAGCTTGCTCACTGTCATGCCAAGCTCGCAGGCCAGAAAAAACTCAAAATTGAGCCAACTGTCCTGCTTTAGTCGTTTTTTGCTTCCTCAAGCTCCGCCTCTTCTCCAACGCCAAACAAAAAAAGCTCAAGATCGTTAAGGACGTTCTCAGGCAATTCACGTTGCAGCTTGGCGGCATCAGCGGCAGCAAAAGCCTTGACGCCATCTTTTAGCTCTGCTTTTTGGCACAGCATCTGAGTGCTGATGTCTAAAGCCTCTTCGCTGTTGGCAACAGATTGAGCGCGTTTACGGTCAGCCCTTGTAATTGGCTTGAAATACAAGTCAAGAATAGGTTCGCCGTCCGCATTATTGACAACAAACTTACGCCTTTGACTAAGGTCAAAAGCGCCAGTAAGCAGATCAACAGTACGCTGATTTGAAGCGGCCATAAATTAGATCAAGAAACAGTGGTGAGAGCTATTGCGCCTTTAGTTTCAAAGTTAAAGGTCACGACTTGCAGCTCGCCAACGCTAGCACTGAACTCAGACGATGTAATCAGCAGGTTAAATGCAAGCTTTTCGCTTGTGGCTGCTTGGCTTCCTGCGTCGTAGGTGTAAAGCTCCGCGCCCGCAACAGTTGATTCCGTGGCTGGGGTTGTCAAGATTTCACGGATTAAATCGCCTTTGCCATCACCCGCCGCAGTCTTTTCGTAAAAGACTTCAATGCTGCCGCTACCGCCAATCAGGCCACCAACTCGATCGCGGAAGGTGTCTCCCATTTTTGTGACTTCAAGCGACTCTTTGTCGATAGTCAAAGACCACGACCGCACTGCTGTCACAACAGTCAGAGTGTCGCCAGAGTCATGCTTGAAAAGGACGTTGCCTTGTTCACCGCGATAAAAAGCCATGGTCAGAGTTCCTCGATGGATTCAAAGGTCACACGGACCTGAGTTTGAAAGTAGCCCTCGGGAGCTGGTGAACCCAGTACCTCTGGACCTGTTGCTGCATCGAAGTAAACCCCCGACACGTTGACTCTATTGTAAAGGTCACGAACACGTTTGCCGATCGTGTAGTTAGCGCCAGGACCAACGCCTTTTGCTGAAAAGATGTTGATCAGTAATAAGCCAACAATTCGATTATCCGAAGCAGTAGTTCCGCCAAAGCTTAGATATTCATTAGAGCCAAAGCTGACAAGGCATTGAACCCATGATGAATTTGGGGTTGGTTCATAGGCCATGTTGTGAAACACAACTGGAATCGCCGGAGAGTTGGCAAGCTCAGTGGCCAGCCTGCCCTCAATAACGGCTCTAACTGCGTTCAGATCTGCGGCGGCCATTAATCTCTCCTTTTAATGCGTTCATACTGCTGCTTGGTCCAAGATTCAAGCTCTTTCCCGATCAGCTCAGGAAAACCGGCAACTGTTCCTTGTCTTGTCCTGAACTGCCCCTCCCAAGACGAAGGCAAGTTGTTGCCAAAACAAACCGGTTCAGCGTATTCAACATTGTTGCTCACCACTCCTTCGTAGGGCTCGACTTTGCTCTGCCAAGCATTCCTAAGCCTTCCTGTTTCAACTGGTGTTTGCTCTTTGACTCGGGCTTCC